CATTTTTTAACAAATTAATTTTGAAACCCTTGTAAAATAAAGGAATTAGCTAGAAAATATTTTTCTTTTTTCTGTATATGTACTCCTGGTATTTGCTAAATACCAATTGACTTAGCTTATTGTAGCTGTTGCAATCCTTACATTTTACCCAATGATGGACGGTGCCTGCTCTGGTTACTACCTTCTTATTGTATTGGTAATTAGTGCCTCCACATTCCACACATTCGTACTTATCCCCTCCATGCTGTACTGCATAATTGTGCTGAGGTAATGTATATGCCTGTATTTTATTATATACCTTCTCTAATACCTCCACATCCATCTTGCAATAGGCCACCATCTTATCCAGGGCCTGCTGATCTTTGCGAAATACGATATCCTTCCACAAATCTAAGCCTCCAGTTTCCATCTTAGCACCTACCTGTAGAAATTTAGCTATGTAGTCAAGTTTATTACTATTGAAATTAAAGTATTTTTTAGCCAGTTTAAGGGTATCAATGGTCTTAGGATGAGGCATAACATCAATGCCATGAATTAAAGCTCTTGTGCGTATCCATTTAAGGTCAAATCTATCCCCATTATGGGCCACAATCTCATCAGCTTGAGCCAATAATTTGGTAAATTCCTTCAGCATGGCCTTATCGCTCTGATTCTTTGACCATGTTAGGCTGTGAATTTCCTCCTCACCTTCCCATTTATAGCATATACAAATGATTGCCCTCTCATGTATGATATCCTGAGGGTTGATATTTATGTTATAGCCAGTTCGCCAAAACACTCCGACATTGAAACTGGTTTCAATATCGTAAAACAATCTTTTTCTTATCATAATTTTCTCCAAAGGGCAAACCTATCTAGTAGGCCTCCCTGCAATAGGTAAGGTATGATTAATCCCAGGATCAACCCCACAATAAAGGGCCACCATCTTGTGCGGTATTTTACCTCCTTAGTTGCCTTAGCTATTTTTGCCTGCTCTCTTATTACCTTTACTTCTGTATCTCCTTTGATTTTTAATGTTTTCACCCGTTCACGGTACTCGATACGGGTTTGCCAACGGGTTTTAGGGATCGTAACGGTACGGGTCTGTATTACCGTATCGCGATATGCGATAATTTTCTCCCATACAATGGTATCATTAACAATAACGGGGAAGCTATCCACCTTTAGTACCTGGATAGTATCACTACCCTGCTCAATTTTAAGCCCATTGGCTAGGGCTCGCTTGTAATGATACTGAGCTCTCTTAGGAGCTGAACAGGATATCAATAATATTAAAGGTATCAGGTATCTCATATCTCTAGTAATGTATAAGAGAATTTATTGCCGTGAATCTTAGCAGCCTTTTTGCAGATGAACATGAAGGTTTCAAAATCCTTTACCCTTTTGAACACCTGGCATCCTTCGCTCCAGTTCTCTACCCATGTGCTGTCAGTACCTGCTTTGTGGATGTTAATGCCAAAGATACCCCTGTCGGTTTTCACCTCATCAAAGGTCATATCTCGATTGCCATCCCTCCATACAGTTACCTCTCCAAGCCTCTGGCATAGTGCATCATATTTGCCCTGGTGTTTGTCAATCATCCACGTTGCTCTATATTGACCTGGGACCAATCGAGCCACCCCTTTGGCATTGTGAAACTGCTGTACTCCCTTTTTTCCTGGATCGGTAGTTGCATTCCAACAAAAGAAATTCCAGTTACCTAGGCTATCTTTATAGGTTATGGTAATATGATCATCAAAAACATTCGTAACCTTATCAGCTATGGATGGGGCATTGTTGCGGATACCTACAATGTTAACATCATACCCCTTATTAGCCGTATCCTCAAACCATTTATATCCTTTCTCTTTTACGGCTCGCTCGATCTGTTGTCTGGTATACATATTTCGTCTGTATTATTCTTAATCTCCTTTACTCTATTGAATAGCCTCTTAGCACTATCCCATAAATCTAGCCCTCTTACTGCCTTATAATTTTCATTGATACTTATCACCTCAATGGATACCAGAATCAATGCCACTATCTTAGTGAGGAGTAAATCTATTGAAAAAAACTTTATAATAATACCATTGAGGATAAAATAATCAATTAGATAGAATAGAATAACAGTTATCTCATATAGTGCTAACTTACTAGCAATGGCTGATAAGGCTCGGCTGCTGAATGGTACCTTGTTTTTTCGACTCTTCCAGATACCTGTAATGGTATCCAGTACAATAGCAAAACCGATAAGGAATAATAGCCCCCAAATAGGCATGAAGAAGGTCATAATAGTACCTAGTAATGCGGCCCAATGAGCCTGGATTGATTGTAATAATATGCTGAGCTGTGCCCTCACAGGATTAAGATGCTGTTATTGTAGCCGTTTTCTCTCAAGTTGCCACATAATCCTGTGCAGGTTGTGGTCCATTCGTTGATGCAAGAGCAATGATTGAACATTGGCCGTAGGTCTGTATCAGTATTGGCAGCAGAGGTAAAGATCGGGAAGAGTGCCTTATTAGCCAGTAGCCATCTGATCAATCTCTGCTCAAAGAATGATGCCTTCTGAGCATAATGCTCCATTCCGAAGGCTACCTCACTACGGGATACACTAGCAGAGTAATCACCGTTTTGCGTTTGAAGGCCTTTATTCTTGAGCTGGTAGGTCAATCCAAAAACAGCATCCTCTGCACTCCTCCATGCAATGACGGGCTGGATAAATTCTACCAAATCAATCTCGTCATTGGTTAAGGTTTGTGCGTTGTATGCCGCTAGTAGATGGTTATAAAATACAGTTCCCAGGATAGGCTGTATCCTTAATGCCGATTGAGTAGCAATGTATGGAGTAACATCTGTTACATCCACGTTAGCCGTTATCGGAGTATTTGTTTTAAGGTAATTTTCGGTAATAAAATATAACATTATACAATGGGTTGTGCTGTTGCGTTGGCAACGGCTTGTGTTACATCTCCTCCCTCTATTGGCGGTAAGGATGCCAGAGCTCGTATCTCGTTAATGGTCATTGTCTCAAGAACCTTAGTAGCTACCAATGGGCTAAGGGTATTGAGTGCATCATTTGTTTTGCTAGTATCCTCCTCAAGCTCTACGATGGTCTCGTTAATGATCTGGAAGTTATTGATTGTAAATTCAGCAGGGATACGGGCAATAGATATAAGCTCATTGAATATTGTGGTAATCTGGTTGCGGAGCTCCATTACTACGTTCTTTTCAAATATAATGTATGCCTGCTTAATATCGCTACCATTACCCAGGGCTCCTGCCGTTCTAATACCCATCAGGATAGGGTCAATCGTATGAGCAAAGCAAATCTGCTCAGTATTCAATTGAGAGGCCTCAAGAAATAGTTTATCATTGTTATTATTGGGAAGGGCCTCAATCTTAGGGAGCTGGTCCTGGCTATTGGCAAAAAATGCTACAGCCTTTCCTGCATTGGCAGCACCCTTGAGCCTGTCAATGGTCTCTTTAATCATGTGTTTCTCCTCCTCTGACTGTGGCCTCTTTGGGAACATCATAGCAAATGAAGGGAAAACGCTATTTTGAATGTTACTCTTTGCGAAATAGGAAAGATCACCCGAGAGAAACGCAAAATTTAGAGCACTTGTATAGGTAGGGAGCGGGTAGTAGTCCTGCCCCATTGACTTAATCTCATAGCAATAAAGCTGGTACTCATCATTACAGGTGATGTGGTAGGGTTTAATCTCTCTAATATCAATTCGAGTGCTCCAATCATCGCATATATAGTACGTTTTTCGGTCTCGTGATACCCTTACTTTCTCAGGAGATACATTCTCAATCCTGGTTAGCTTACGTTTTTTGTCAAAACACAATTTAAAGTATATACGATTGTGGAGTATTAGCTGTTTTGTGGTAGCTTTTACTATGTGTTTTAGATTGATTTTTTTCTCGAATGTATATAGCTCTAGTTTTTCCTGAGCTGTCATTTTATCGGTATTCAATGCAAACCCCCCACCAATAACAGCATTGGTTTTGTAATCAACTATGGCACCATGCAAAGGGGAGCTGTAATACATTTGATTTAATAGCTCTGGGTAAAGCCCATCCGTACCAAATCTTACCTCCTTATTAGTATCATACCTGCCATTAACATAGGGTAGTGTTAAATTGCCACGGCCTACGGGAAGGAATGGAGTAGAAAATGATTGATACCCTTCGACTACCTCGGGGCCTTTTGATTTGCTCTTGAAAATGTCGTTATACCATGCCATATTAATCGTATATTGAGTTACCTGCTGGACCACTGACTACCATTCTACCCTCCTCAATGACTACACCTGTAGTTTGTGCAATCGACAAGGGTAAAACAAAGGGTAAATTACTCTCGTATATTTGGTATGTAAACTGGCCCTGTATCAATGAGATATCTGTAGGCTCATTGAGGCTAAATAAATTGTATCTTTCTGGGTAGGCACTTGTATCAGGTGCCGTGAATAATTGCGGGGTGCTAGTTGTATTCATCTCATTTGTGAACACGAATAAATAATGTGGGTTTGCAACCGTTGTAACCTCGGATAAGGTCAGTACGATTTGATTAACCACCCCCTGCTCTAGATAGATCATACCTATATTATTGAATGCCTAAAGGAATGTTAAAAAAAAGCCCCACCAATGGTGAGGCCTTAATATAGAGAAGCATGATTTTAAGGAGCAATCAATGCTGATACAATAGATGGATCTACCTCATATGCGAGATACTCATTCTCCGCGACTAGTGTAACGGAATATTTACTACCATCTGCACGCGATACTCCAGATCCTTCACCTGTTGCAGATACTTGCAAGTATGGGAAGTACCAATACTTACCATTAGCATCTAATACGATGGCAACAAGGTATTGCTGTCCTGAACCTAGGATTTTGATAGCACGAGATTTATCGGCCTCTCTTCTGTGGAACATTAGGTTAATTGTAGAGGTAACAAAAGAGCTACCATTCACTAGGTCGATATTACTCTCCTCTGTGAAGTTAGATGTGTT